GATGATTAGACCACGGCTGAGGGGGGGCTGGACCCACAACAGCATTCGACCCTACTCTATGTTGCGAACGCGGTTAGAGCGGCCAAGGATTGCATAGATTGTCCAACAGTCCAGGAGCGGGCCTGAAAAGGTTTGAGACGCCTAGCATACTCAGGGTTTTGATTGTATAGAGCGTCATCTGCGGCCTTGATGTCGTCAATCTCACGCTGTAGCACCTGATTAACATCCGTAGCATTTTGTGTCAATGTCTGACCCTTTGCCTGATCAATTAAGCCTGCTTGGACGTGGGAGCGAATACATTCAGTGGCACAGGCCAACAGCTGTAACTCACGTACTGGGACTCCATTGGGACTGGAATAACCTGGGCGATTTTGAGCTTGATTGACAACTCCTTGATTTGCGAGCAGGGGAAACTGTCTGCAGGACATTATTAAAGCGCTTAGCTGAGAAGCAGCTAGCCAGCTAGAGTCAGCATTCCAATCAGCAGATCTGGCACAGAAATAGCCGAAATGCCGCTGCGTGATATTGAGCCTCTGACCATTAGTGTTGTAGAATAGAGTCCATGCCTCATCACGAACACCACGAGTTTTGGTTGAGAAGAAAAAGCCTGCAATCGTCGCGTTCTGGTGGACAACACCAATGTAGGAGAGAATCCAAAGAGAGACCATCATACGCATCTGTTGATCGTAACTAGACTCTGGAGCGAACGGCATATTAGAGCAGGACTGAGCTAGCACCATTGCGATCTCTCTGAAATCCTTACCATAACATGACATAGCGAAATTGACCAAGGCGCCGGACAACATATTAGGCCACGTCTCCACATAGATTAGAGGACCGTTCTGCATCATGTTCAGCAGAGTGATACGCAGCAGCAATGGGTACTTGGTTTCAAGTTCTCTACGGCGATTCGCCCAACGGGGATATTGAGTGAGGTCGAACCAGGCACCAGAGACTGGGACGTAGGGAGGCGCACGAGGTGGATCAGGAGCAGCGACCAGACCTGACAAGGCAGCATCTGTCCAGCAGAAACGCTTGTAATTAGCATCACGCCATGCATCCTGGTTCACGAGAACTGGAGGTAACAGCGCACTGAATAGCATTGACTCCTGGTACCATGCGGAACCTGGAAAAGGTTGCTGAGGCGTTGATATAGTGGAGGACGTTAAGCTCAAAGACAATGGACTGTATTGCTTCTGCCATGGAGAGTTCGACGAGGTAAGTAACGATGTGAGTTGTCGTTGGTCCGTGGGTAGCCCGCGATTGCCAAACAGAGTAGTAAAGAAGTCGAACACGGCACGCGCCATCGTGGTTCTTAAAGC